GTTGTGTTGTTGGAATCCTTATTGAAAGAATTGGTGTAGTTGTTAGTGATGTTTACAACTATCTTTCCTTCATCCTTCTTGTTAGGAGCTTCATAACCAGAACCGAGTACATCATTCATATCATCACTAGGTGTCTTCAACTTAGTGTCGATCGAATCTGTGAGATCCGGAATAGGATTCTGTGGAACACCTTCAGGAAGTTCAGCAGGAGATGTGCCTGTATTGAGTTTATCGGACAGAGCAATTCTGTTCTTCATATAATTGGGAATAGAACCGTCGATTGCAGCTCCTTCCATCATTACCATGTACTCATCAAAGTCCATAACAGCTGACTCCGTTGTTGTCTCTTCAGTAGAAGCAGCTTCTTCACCCTTCTTCTTAGGTCTGTCCTTTACAGGAGCATCCTTGAGGAATCCAAGTGATCCTTCGAGACCAACGATCTCTCCAGCAAGTAAAGATATCTTCTTAGCAGCTTCAGATTCCTTGGTGTTCTTCTTTACAAGAGGATTCAGTTTAGCACTCTTGATAGTTGACAGCATTTCCTTGATTTTAACGTCAAGGTTTTTCATTGTGTCACTATTCTCCATCTTGATTCCACCGGAACCACCAATTGCCATTTCAACATACTTTCTAGCTTCCTTGAGAATAACCATGTTCTCACTATTTCTGAACATTGCAAGCATGGTGTTATTTGTCCATGTACCATCCTTAGAAATCGTGGTGATCTTACGCATCAAATTCATTAATGATTTGATTGCTGTATTGAGTCTCTCATGGTTCTTTTCAGTGGTAGCTTCCATGATAACTTCTTCGGAGTACTGTTCCATGAATGCAAATTCATTAACGAACTTATCATCGTTAAGAACGAAGTCAAGCTTTGGTTTAAGTGCAACTATATCCTTTGCGATACGAGCCATTGATTTAACTCTACCCTGAATACGAGTATTGTGACCAATGTTTACTTCCTTGGACCAGTTGATTGGGTTAATCCAGAACCATTTAACGGTTCCCCACATGTCATCAACAAGATCTTTCAGGTTATTCATAGTACGGAGTTGTTCATTTGTGAACTGTCCAGCCTTACCTTTAAGAGCTTTCTTGATCCACTTATGACTCTGCTTGATGTTGGTGTGCTGTTCAGATGAACCAGTTACGTTTGCAACAGGTATCGGAAGCAAGAACGGGAAGAATGATCTTGGGAACATCATACCCGCTGTAGTTCTGAACTGACGAGCAAATGTATTGTTATTCCAAGTATGCTTCTTATCCATTTCTACAATCTTTTCACACTCTTCAAGGAATGAAGCGATTGCAGATTGTAAAGCTTCACGTCTCTTTGTGATGTTTGCTTCCATGATGATGTCATCACCAAGACGGAAATCATATGATTCACCAATGTACTCATCGATGAGAATTGGTGATACATGCTCATTGTACATACGGTCTTCGATAGTATCGATTTCCTTAAGTAACAGAGCACCGAACTGATCGCAGAAACGCATATCACGAGGAGTCATATCACCAAACTTCTTCAGTTCCTTTGATACATACTCTGTGACAGCTTCAGTTGTTTCAGGTTCAACAGTTGTTGATTCACCTGTATCTGTAGTCTCCTTGGGAGCCTCTTCTGTGTAAGCAGTCTGTGTACGAGAATTCTTATTAATTCTACCACGGATCTCCTTAACGAATGCATCTTCAATCTTTTCACTCTTGATACTCTCGGGAGCATTGTTATATGCAAGATCGAGATAGATTCTTGAGTCAAAGATATTGAAGATTGTAAGGAGTGTGTTATTTGCGATGGAAGCATCAGTATTGTTTACAAGATTTAACTTACAGAAATCTTCAACGAACTTGATGGTTCCCTCCTTATCAGATTTGAAAGTAGAAAAAAGATCATAGTTTTCAAATCTACGAGCACCAACATTCTGTGAAAGAATTGATGCGTATGAATCAGTATACTTCTTCAACTTTCCAGAGAAGTCAAGGACGGTCTTCTTTGGATTAGTGAGAACCTTAACAAGAATGAATGGTATAACTGTACGACTCATTCTGTCAACCAGCTTCGGTATAACTGTGGAATCACCAAAGAACTTCAACAGATCATCTGTAGAATCACACTTTCTGAGACCAGCAATGAGCTCATCAACAGCTTTCTTGAATTCTTCAGATATTAAGAACTTCTTCTGCGATTCAGAATACTTCATGTTTGCAGGTTTGTCATTCTCGAAGTAATTTATCTCAGCAGCTTCCTGGACCGAGTCATCAACCATAATCTCATAACCATCAAGATCCTGACGTGTAGATATACGTTCGATTTCACTCTCTTCAGTGAGTTCTTCAGGAAGTGAGATGTCTCCATTCTTGAATATTCCATCAACGTACGCATTTACGTCGAATACCTTATCGTCAAGATCAAGTGATGGAACTTCATCGAATGAGATTGGCTGATCGAAGATATTCAATACTGGAGTATATCCCGATGGTTTATAGAATATCTCGAATGTGTAGATACCATTGATGAATGTTGTAAATGCATCAAAGTTATCTGCAATTAAGTTAAGCCACTTGAAACCAACATAGGAATCAACAGCCTGAATGAGAGTTTCATTATTGGAGTCCATAAGTGTTTCATAAACTCCACCCTCAGGATCAATCTTCTCAAGTTCTCCATTAATGAGATTGAGCATATCCTGATATTTATTTTCATCAAATACCCAAGATGAATCAACAGCATTCAGACGAGTAAGGATTCTCTCCACAGTTGGATCTATATCAAGACCTTCATCAAGAACAGGGAAGTTCTTGGTTTTGAACTGTGAAGAGAAAAACTCATTGATGCTATTGATAGCGGTTTGGATATTGGTGAAATAGGATTGTTTGATTATGATATTCTTTTCATCCATATATCCAACCTCCATTATCCAAGTATTATTGACATGGCTTCCTTACGAATATCCCCTTTAAGCGGAATATGAACTCTTGAGTTTGTATCAGCTTCCTGGAATACAATGTTACCATTGTGGATACCCATGATCTCATCTGTAGAGAACTGGAATGATTCACATACGACCTTCATGTTCTCATCCTGCTCACAGCAATACTTAGCTAATTCCTTGAGGAAGATTACAGCACCTTCCTGGTATGCAGCAGGAGTTATATCAGCCTGTGCACCAGCATGTGATGGAAAGTCAACCATATCAAATGTGATAACCTTTGACACTCTCATATTCGGCTGGTTAACCGGAGCATTAGGAATCATGTTTCCGAGCAGACGTACTGAGAAACATGGGATAGAACCGATATCAATGATCTCTGAAGCAACAGCCCTACCACACTCTGTGCGGGGATGAGTGATTATATGACCACGATATCTATCGCCTTCCAGGCGGGGTTTCGTGATAAAGTGAGATGTTCTGATTGGCTCAGGAATTGTCATACGAATATCAGAATATTGTTGACCCTTGATATCCGGATTTGGATGATTCCATTCACCTCTCCACTGATGACGTCTCAACAGATCGTTGATTCTTTCATCAGAAGCAATAACAGTATCAATGTTATTTGCATCATAACGACGTCTCATACGATTGTATTCGTTGAATGTCATGAGTGTTGATTCAAACTCACAATACGGAAGACCTTCTGCAGATTTCTTTATTGTATATCCATTGACATTCATTTCGGACATAACAGGAGCTTCCTGTATAAAACAAGCAGTCTCATATTTGTTAGTCTGAGTACTCTTTTTAGGCATACAAGTTCTTCCTTTCGTTATAATATAATAGAAGAGATATCCCCGCATGGGGATATCTCCTCATGATTTTTAGTTGTACCAGTGATTACTTACCTCGATATCAGCATCAGAGAATTCCTCTTCATATGATTCGACAAACATCAGTTCCTCTTCATCAATATCAGTCTCAGCTGATTCAGCAACATAGTACTTATTGTCATCAGGGTTGAGCTTAACTTTCATCTGACCACCAGGAAGTGTGAAAGGTGTTCTGATAGGAGTACCAGCCTTACTAAGAATGAGACCGTCAGAACCAACCTTAAGAGGTGCTTTTCCTTCAGGAAGCATTGAGTTGATTTCTTCAGCAGTATAACCCTTCTTCTCTTCCTCGGCAGCGGGAGCAGCTTCACCCTCTGTAGGAGCAGCAGTCTGCTCAGCGTTCTCAGTACTTGCTTCACCTTCTGTTCCTTCACCTTCAGTCTTAGCTTCACCCTCTATAGGAGTAGTATTTTCAGCAGCATTAACCTGCTCGTCAACTTCCTTTTCCTTCTTGAACAGACCAGTTACCCATGAGAGAAGCTTCTTGAAAACGTTGGATATCGCACCAGTGATTTTTGCCCACAGTGATGTCTTACCATTAGCATTCTGCATATCCTTCAGCTGTTCATCTGTTGGATTTTCGATAGGCTTGATATCAACGTTTATTTCTTCATCGCCACCGAATGTCTTCTTTGCTTCATCAAAGGTCTTAATGATGTCGTCATATGACAGCTCGAAAGTAGAATCTGCAATGATTGTATCAGGAGTTGTTGGAATGCTGTCGATATCAGATATGAGCTTCTTGACATCAGGATTGTTCTTGTAAGCCATAACTGCATTCTTGTATGCAGCAACAGTTTTGATCAGTCCTTCAAACTTGACATTTGTTATGAAAGAACCACCCTTCCATGCGATTGATGGAGCGGCCTTCATACCCTTGAATACTGTACCGATAGACTTACCGAATGAAGCCAACATCTCAGCGATCTCATTGTGCTTAACAACAGCGATGAAGCTGAGTACAGCTGTGAGAGCACCACCAGCAAGACCAAGCTCTGTAGCATGTTCTTTGATCCATGACTCATCCTTACCAGCGATCTTTTCAAAGAGATCCTGTGTCTTCTCAGAAACCTGTTCTGCCTTAGGAGTGATTACACCATTCCAAGCATCCTTCAGGAACTGGAAGAGTTTCTTGATAAGGTTAGGAATAAACCAAAGAATTCCTGACTTCTTCTTAGCCTCAGCATTAGCAGCAGGTGCATTATCATTTGCACTTACAGTTGTATTGGTGTTTTCAGCAGGCTTCTCTTCAGTTTTAGCTTCACCTTCTGCAGCAGGCTGGTCAGCCTCCTGGAATATAGCGAACATACTTAATTCATCAGGATCAGAAGCATATTCCATAATCATTGCAGACTTTTCATATGCCGCACCAAGAGAAAAAAGTACGTCGAGAGATGATTCCAGAGTGATATGATCAACTCTATCTATGGAATCAAGAATTTCATTACGAACATTCGTCTCGTTCATAAATTTCATTCCTTTCTATTATAATATTAAGCTATAAGAAGCTTTAACTTTTCGTATCGTATTATGACTTAAGGTCGTTGATACGATACATGATATATGTCGCAAGCAAACAAATGTAAGCTCGTACAATTGTCTGGTCAACATCATATTTTTTAGACAACATATCGATTATGGGTTTACCAGCAACGGCTCTGTCTATTGCAGTAGGAAGATTTGTAATTCTGGAAATGTATTTCGTTGAGTTGATATCCTCTATTGTATTTCCTTCTTTCGAAATAAATACGTAGAAGATTGTATCAATAATCATTGAAATATCTTTCTGCTCAATTGTCTGTGCAAATTCATATAATGAATCTGTCTTAACATTCTTGAGCTTTGCAATACCAATATACAAATCTCCCTTTTTACAATATAACTGGTCCTTACTATTGATTCTACGTATAAGACCATCTCTAAGTTTAACGGTGTTATTGGTTTCAAAATACATGTCATCTGAAGAAACATCCGTTCCGACGAGATTTCCCTTATTCTCTTCAACGGTTTTGAAGTACTGGTTCGCCAGCAAGCGTAAATTCTGTCGGAACGATGTTCTGACACGATTGAGGAATTGAACCAACACCGACGTGTCCATTTCAACATCGAGTCTACTGCGCCAATATTGGAAAGCGGTCTCGATAGTTAAGTCAATCCAGTTGATAATGTTCTCACTCTTGACAAGATTCCATGAATTATCAAGGTTCATGTAAGTGTAAGCCATTGTAGATTCAACAGGATGAGGTGGATGGAAAAAAGCATTGAAGTTATTATTATAGATAGATAAGCCCATTTGTTGTCTTGCAGAATCACGCAATGCTCTGTGCTGAATACTATCAGCATACACGAGTACGATTGCATGAATTACATTCGTTGGGTTAGCAACGATAGTTTGGAATTCGGTTTTATCAGAAACATTCTTGAGAATTGTTTTAAGATTCTCTTTGAAGGTGTTCTTATTGAAACCGAACATGTTGAATATATTATCAACATACATTCGAGGGAATGATACCGCTTTGGTAGGGAATTCTCTAGACAGCATCTCGGAGTTTGCCTGTAAGAATTCCTCACCATAACGGATATATTCTGCTCTATGTCGTGGGGATTTCAGTATTGAAATAATTGGTTCAACAATTATTTCATTAAGAGGAGCATCTTTGATACCGTAAGCTTCAACAAATACCCTAGTTTCCTCTTCTGTGAATTCATCTTGTTCAAGGAAGAACATATGATACTCCTCCTTCAGTATTACTTACGATTCTTCTTCTTTTTCTTTGAAGTAGTCTTAGGAGCTTCTTCAGTTGTTTCCTCTGTAGCTTCCTCAGCTTCTTCTTCAGCAGGGAATTCCTCGAAGTCTGTATCCTCTACAGGAATCTCAAGCTCTTCTTCCTCAACAGGAACTTCGATTGCAGGAGCTTCAACTTCTTCATTCATCTCTACAGGCTCTTCGACAGCAACAGGAGCTTTCTCTTCTACAACGATTTCCTTTACAACACCAGGAACTTCATCGATGTTCTTAGCCTTCTTGGAAGCCTTCTTTGGCTTTGGTGCTTCAACAGGCTTCTCTTCAACCTTGGGTTCCTCAACAGGAGCAACAGGTGCTGGAGGAGCAAATGTAGCAGCAGTTATCTGACCGAATCCATTAGCATCATAAATCTTGAACTTAGGATTCTTTACGAGCTTCTTGAGAATCTCTGCGTTTACTTCGATATTATATATCGGAGCAACTTTGTTTACGAAAGGGATTACACCCTTACCAGCAATATTTACTTTCATTACTTATTCTCCTTTTCATTTAATTAATCACCTTCAAATGCAGACTTAACATTCTCGACCGAGTAATATGATTCTGATATGAGATCAGTCTTTAATCCCATAGCAGCAAAATATAAATCAGCAGCGAGAAGTGTTGGTTTGTCATATGCATTGGTCTTGATATCAGCCAACTTAACAGAACCAGTTTCTGCAATTGAACGTAGCATGTTGTCGTACTCAGTTACATTATCAGCACGGGCACCAGTTATCTCAGATAAGATATCTGTTGCACCAACACCTGCGAGAAGCTCATTCTCAATACCAGTTGTGGTACCACCCTTTGCATCACCTTTTACGGCACCTGTCATATCATCACGATCATCATCGTTTAAAGCAAGTCCCGTTTTCTTAGTAACGAGCTGCTGAGTACGCTTGACGTTAAGATAGCCAACCAATACTGGTTGCTTTGTTCTTATGGGTCGGTTCGGGTTGGAAGAAACATGAGGGATGTAAACATATTCGAATAATTTAATACCCAAATAGTCTGCAGCCTTTTCGATGTTTTCATATTTCAACGTACGAGAACCATCACCAAATTCTTCAATATCCAAACGGATATTACTCTTATCATCTGCCAAGAAGTCTTTAATCCATTTTGCGAATTGAGCATCATTCATTGAATTAAAAAACTTCTCATATTTCTTTGCATTGATTAAGGTGGGATCCATAAGAGACAAAGTCTTTATAACCGTATCTTGAACCATCTGTCGTTTATTGATGTCAGCCATTTATGTTTCCCTCCTTACAAGTTTACTTTCTTGACATAAAGCCTATTGAGTTTATCATAGGAGATACCTATGATGACATGGTCTGTTTCATTACCATAACTCAATCTCTCGGTACCAGTAATTTCTACCAGCAGAGCATCTTTGTTATCCTGCATATGTTCAATTGTAACATTAATTGTTAGACCAATTATATCTAAACGATTACATTGCTCTACCAATTTATTTTTTATTTCAATTGGGATATTTGGATCATCAGAGTATTCATGTAAATATGAATCTATGTCTATACCGAGATCAGGTATGGAAGGAAACTGTCCAGGCTTCATGCACAGTAGTGTCAATACGGCATTGACACCTATTTGGAATGATGACAATACTTTCGGTCTACCCATCGAGTCAGTACCAAATGCAAAGTCATAACCTATTGGCTGAAAATCTGCAGGATACATCTTTCCTACTTCAGCCATTGTGATTCCTACTGGATCCAATGCCATATTATTCACCACCTTCAACGAATGATTCTGTTACGGATACACCAGTATTCTTAACAAATTCATCCAGTGTTCGCTGTAGATCCTTTGCAGCTTCGGGATCAAGTTTCTTGGCCTGAGTCTTACTGTAAGGAACATCGATGTTCTCAATACCATCATGAAGATTTACAATGTATTGCAAGTAATCTCTGATTTCAGGTTCAAGTGTTTGACCGGAATCAAGTATCTGTTTTGCAACTTGATATGAAACACGTTCTCTATTGAAAGTCGTTGGATGAGGATCCTTGATTTTCTTTGAGATATCCTGAGATAAGCCATGTGCTTCAGTAATCTTAGATGCATATTTCTTATTCAGAGCTATCTGACGATTGTATGATGTCAGATGTATTGGAAGTTTATACATAGCTGCAAACAAATCGCAGAAGTATTCTTCCTTAACACCAACAGAAACACCGAGCAAAGTTCTCACGGCTTTGAGTAACATCGATAATGCTATGCAAACAAGACCAATGGTACCAACTATTGCAGCGGATGTAACACCAAATACAAATCCAATACCAGATAAGAGTATTACACATGCACATGATGCTATGTGCATTGCTCTGCTGACAGATATGGTTGTTTTAACAGACTTCAGTCGTTTGATGTAATCATCGATTTCTTTCATATCCTGGGTCTCATCATTTGCATCTTTCAAATCCTTTTCGAATTGACGCATTGCGTTTGCATTATCAGATATCTGGGTTAAAACAAACAGTCTATTCGCAGTGCGCTTTTCATTCATATCAGCATCACCGACATTGTATGACTGTTTGAAACGAGATATGAATCCATTGATCTTTGTCATGAGACTTTCTTTACTTTGATTCTCACCTGTTTTATTAGAGAAAGTCTTTTTGATATCAGTATGGAGTCTTCTGTTTCTTAAATCAAGACAATGCACAATGTTATGATATATCTCATGAAGTATTATACCAACAAATGTCTGACCAAATAGCTTCTTATTGAAAGGAACTATGTCAAGTATTTGTTTAACATTTATTGCAAGCCATACAGGCAACTTATCGAGTTGAAATCCCTTTGTCTTTGATACAGTGATCTTATTGATTTTATCAACAGGAGGGAATCTCAAAATGTAAGTTCCTGTGCCACCCTTTTTCGTGAGATTTATTTGGAACTTACAATCGAATTGGTCTTTCAATTCATCAAAACCTTTAACGAATTCTCCATTGGGATTAGAGAACTTTTTCGTTATATCATCAATAAGCTCTTTTGGATAAACGAATTGCTGTTTATACTTCAATCTCTCGTCACGAGTTCCTCTTTCTTGAGCAACTTTATAATCCTCATAATTAGAATTAGAGAAATCTATTTCGGCAAATGCTTGATTGAAATGTTTGATAGCTCTAATTATATGAGTATTCTGGAAAGAGTAAACTGAAAGTTCTTTTGAAGAACCAACCTGGGGATTTGCAGCTTCGAGATAACACATCAAGTCATCCGAGAACTCATCATCAGGTGAATTTAAAACATACTCCATTATGGTCTGATGTTTTATGTAAGCCATATCAAGTGAATCACGAACCTGTTCTTCTGATTCAGTTACACATTCTTGAACGAATGATAAATCCATCATTATTTACACCTCCTTTATTCAGGTTTATTTGTATCTGATTTTACATAAATTTCATCAAAGTCTTCATAGTTCTTATCGACTATTTTGATATAATGAATTCCGGATTGTTTAGTCTCATATGCTAAACGATTATCCTTCAGATGCTCAATCTCTCTGGAGTGTTCCATACGAGGATGAGTATTATCGCTCTCTTTGATTTCAACTTCCAATGACAAAGATGGAATGTAGAAATCAGGAATGTAGAGATGTGTTGAACCATCAGCCCACTTGTAATAATAATTATGAGGAGACGGGCAAATCACGTCGTTAGGAGACCAGTCCAATGACTTCAGATGTTGTAAGAAGTCTTCTTCATATGATCCAATGATTCTGAACTTATGTTGATCATCCCATACATAATCTCTGGCTTGAGCATGATTAAGAATCATCTTGCGTTGCATTTCTGCATCATTCAATAAATGAGGTTTACCATACTTATCAACCATTCGTTTGTTATGGAAGTTATCCGCATAAGCTGCTTTACATGCATCAGAACAGTACCTTTCATATTTGAGAGTCTCTCTGTTGAAATGTACAGGATTCTTTTTACATTGAACACATAGACGACCAGTTGGTTTTCCTACCAATAATGAATAAGCCCACTCTAAAGCATCATCACAATCTTCAGGTACCTGGTCATTGTGTTTATATGCAATATGCCTACAGAATCTATGTTTGTCATTGAAGATCTTTGGACAAAACGGACATCTTGTATTGCGCAAACTTATCAGTCCTTTCTATATATTTTAAATAGTATATATTAGCTTTCGGTTCCGGATCAAAATAAAACAAAAAAAAATATCCCCGTTATACGGGGATATCAAATTTATTTAATTCATCGGATAATGTCTTTGGACTGACCCGGAGTGCATTAGCCAGTCTTACGAGATATTCACCTTTTGGGTGACGATTTGTTATCTCATAATTCTGAACACCGCGAATAGTTAATCCTGCTTTCTCAGCTAACTGTTTCTGAGTCAATCCAAGTCTCTTTCTTCGGAAAGCTATAGGATTTGTTGCATAGGGAACTTCAACTCTGATGTTGGATGATTCATTCACGTTTCCTAATAATTCTTTTATTTCAGCAGGAGTCCCTTCTATACCCTCAATCACAATCCCATTGGCCATTATTATCTTTTCTATCTGCATAAGAATCCTCCTTTATAAAAAATAAATTCGGGGTGCCGAAGCACCCCGTTATATTTTTGCAGATCGATATCCTTTCACTTACAGAGCCTGCGAAATCTTATACGCTGCTCTATCTCAAGTATCTTTGCGATTGTTGTTGTTGCGCAAGCAGCTATGATAGCTACTGCAACCTTTTTCTCTGCCTTCTTTGTCATAATAGTACCTCCTACCCTTAAAGGACAACGTGTTCTACGAAATGATCGTTCTCATATTTCTTGAATGGTACCGAAAGTCCGAGAACGCGTGCCATATTGTCGATCATGACTGCTATATCAACATCCTTGGCTCTTCTTCCGAATTCGAAAGGATTTGTTGAAACAACCATTCTTCTATCCAGGAACAGTGCCTTTGCTCTTATAATGAGCTTTCCGTCAACTGAGTATGTGAACTCAGCTCTTTCTGGTGTTACAACATATGAGATTGTGTCATCAACACATGTGTATGATGAGCAACCAACCTTTGTTGCGTCGCCCATAGTTCCAAACACCTCAAGGGTTCTTGAGCGCTGAATGCCGATGTCGTTACTTGTGAACTTTTCGTCGAATATCTTTAACATAATTTCCTCCTTGCCACATGGTGGCTGTCAAAAAGTGATTGTTTATGAAGAGATATATCTATCTCTTTATTCATATTAATAATATATATGTAGAGATTGAAAATAATAGCCGTAGCATACAAATCTGGGTAGCATAGAAAAATGACAAACAATATATAGTATGTTCGTAAACGGAATGATAATTCCCTACGAACATTAGGGACTAAAAATTTATGCAAAGGAGCTTTGATATGAATAGATCCAAGAAAAAGATTTCTCCGATTGAAGAGAAACCATCAGAGATCAAGTACAACTTCTCAAAGATGTTCGACGTGAAGTTTGATGCTTTGGTTAAAGCATTCTCAGATACTCTTGATTCTCTGAACAAAATGAGTTCGGGTAAAATAGAATGTGACTATGGTGTATGTTCAACAGTATATCATATCCGTTACATTACCCCCAAGAACATCTCTACATTTGTTGACAATCTTCTTAGAGCTGTAGAAGGAAACTTCTTCAAAGACAACATGAATGATGTTGAAATGTTCATTGTTGCTTCAGTACAGAAGTTCTTTGAGGAAAATGGTTGTGAGAGACTTGACGATGATTCTACTCGTAGTGAATCACGTGACAATGTTAACCCACAAGCATGGACAATGAATGATCTTGAGATGATTTGCTCTAACGATATGGGCCCTGTCGCTGTCTATAGCAAGGGTGAAATCGTTCAGAGAATCAAATTCATGAATGAAGATCTGAAGAAGATAAAGGAGATGCATTTTGCTGCAAATGCAAAGAAGCTTGCTAAAGCACTCCCTAAGATCATCAATGATTCATGTGTATATTCCATGGCTACCATGAAAGCTATCTTCAAAGCAATTGAAGATTTCCTTCTGTTTGCAGTAACTGTAAATACATGCACTGTTCTTCAGATGTATGCTTACTGCAATCCTGCAACTGATTACAAGTTCAAGAAGGAAAAGAAAGAAGATTCTGATGATGAAGATGTAGTAACTGAGTGCTGCATGTGCAAAACTAATGACTACATGATCAGAAACAGAATTCCTTTCAACTGCAACATGAGAGATGTTATCCTTCAGGATGTTACACCTGACTTCAAGGATACACATGATGCTGTACACTTCATCCTGAAAGATTCTCGTTCTCCAATCAGTATACTCGTAAACAAGTATGCTTCAAAGGAAGGTATCAGAGAGATTCATTCTTATGGTATCGCAAGAATGTTTATGGGTGTCAACAAGTGTCATGAACATTGTCTTGATGAAGTATTCAAGAAAGACGGCGAAAGTGTAAGTGGTGATCCACTCGAGGATGTAGCTGGATTCAACACAAAGGTCGATTGGCTGGATAACATTGCATTCGGTAATAACTACCTTGATGGAAATTATCGTCGTGATGCTTTGGGCAACAACCATGTTCATCCTATCACAAACTCTCTTGACATGATCTTCAAGATCTATGGTGGTATAGAACTCAAGAGCAATACTGAGCTTGCTGATAATATTCTCAGTGTAGCTGGTGCTATCAAGAGCATTATCCATGAATATAATGAGGGTAAGCCAATTGAGAATTATGATCTCACAAAGGATATCCTTGTACTGTTCGGCGAGATTCTTACAAGAAACATGTTGAGATTGTATTATAACAATACTCAGACAATCGTCTTCAGAGATGATATGCCTAATGCTGGTGCACCTGGTTTCATAGAAGAGTCTTTTATGATGGAGGAACTCGGTGAGTTTATTCAAGAAGCCGATGCAACGGGTTCCGATGATGGTAGCAAGGCTAAAGAGAATCAATACAACGGCGTTTCTTTTACCGATGGAAATGGTAAAGAAATAAAACCTGCTGATACAGGTAAGCTTAAGAAGCTTCTCAACTCAATCATCAACTGGTTCAAGAGTGTATTTGAGAAGTGGACAAATTCTGCCGTAGAGAAACTTGGTAAGTACAAGGAAGAAGTTGAGAAGCATAAGGATCTCAATGCTGAGATTGGTGCTGCTCTTGGAAGCTCCTTCCATGCAAATCTCAAGAACTACAAGAAGTTCACAATAAATGTTGAGAAGTTCACAGGTGGTCTTGATGTTGCCAAGGATCATGTCAATAGATGGATGGGTGCTGATCCTATATCTAACTTTGCAAAGACAGCTGTTATGATGCTTGGTATCAAAGATACTGACGCTGATAACATTGTTACTGCAGAGAACAATCCTGATGGTAAACCCAACTGGAAAGCTATAGCAGACAAGTGTATTGAACATTACTTCTTTGCAGGTCCTTCTGATAATGATCGTTACTACAACGGCGAACTCACAAAAGAAATGTGGGAGAAGGATGTTATTGGTGACATCGTAGGTGCACCACAGACAGTTGATAAGTGTGCAAAAGCTTTCACTTCTAAGGGTGATGAAATCAAGAAACTTCTTGAAGGAAAACTCAACGAGCAGAATGTTAATGATGCTACTAAGAAGAAGGTAGAAACATTGACAGAAGCTTACAAGCAAGCTTATACAGAACTCTCAAAGAAGATTGTTGTATCTCTTGCAACAGTTTGGATCAAGGACAGATATAATCTGTGGAATACAGTAAAGAACAATTACTCTTCTCAGAAGGGTGCTTCTACAACAAATACAACAAACAATACTGAGGGTCAGCAACAGCAGGAAGTTAAAACTGAATCTGCTGAAACCACTAAGACCAATTCTCAGCCAATAACTTATGAAGATGCGATGAAACGTGTCCTTTCTGACGAAGTTGATGTAATATAAAGGAGGGATAATATATGCTTAAGAGTATTCACGAAAGTGTTGAACCTATAAAACCACCGGAGAGCTCTAATTCTAATAGTGGAGCTACCAATGTAGCTGGTGAAACAAACGCTATCAAGGCTAAAGTTCAGCAGGCTATAAATGAATCAGCTGATCTGATTACAGCTCTCGAAGCTGTTGGTGCTATGTATGGTATTCCCGCAACAAGTATCATTTCTAATGATAATGCTAAATCAGTTAGAGTTGAAAATGATACAATCATTGCTCCACCAATACCAAATCCATCAGCACAGACAACTGTAATTATGCAGGCAATCGGTAGTGTGCTGGATTACATCTCTCAGCGTATAGATGACAAGATCAATGATTACCAGCTTCAGAATGTTTCCAATGGTATTCAGCTTGATAAGATGAACTATCTGTCAGGTGGTCCCAAGGGTAAATGTATAGGTATATATGATGACGATGAGGGTGGAGAAATCCATGCTTACGACACTGGAGCTGTTGACATGCCAAACACGCCTGCTGCGAAGGCAAAGGTTGAAGAGTTGAGAGCTTCAAACACAATACCTACATTTGATCCTAATGCTGCTTCAAAGAGACCCGGTGATGATTACTTCAATGATGAAGACGACATCACTGATGGCGTTGATATGGAAGCAGCTTCTACAAAGGCTACAGATGAAGAAGTTATCGAAGAGAACAATCTCTCTGATAAGATACAGGAGTCTGCATATCATATTAATATGATAGCTAAACTCGGCGATACAACTCATCTTGGTTATGATCTTCTCAGAAGACATGGTTTTGATTATGTAAAGCCAATGGATTCTGCTAAGGTATATCTGGAGGCCAAGGCTGATAAAGAAGAAGATGAAGAGAAACCCAAGAAGGGCAAGAAGCGTGTTACTAAGGAAGATATCAAATATATGAAGTTTGATAACTCCAACATCGTTAAGGCTGTAAAGTGCTTTAATGATGCACGTGCTGAACAGGATAAAGATCTTGAAAAGATCGATATGAGCAAATTCATCAACGATTCTCAATTCAAGAAGGGTGTTGATCACCTGAACAAACAGTTCGACTGTGTCATCAATCTTCGTTTCTTCTCAGACAAGTCAGGATATCAGAACGTGTCTACTTCTATAATGAGTGACATGAAGAGAAAGCTTACAATATCAAAGTCGAAGGGCTTCCAGCTCGGTGGTCAACCAATAGCTATCTATGTATTCAATAGATACTTCGAAGATGCAAATTCCAATCCAAAGATGTTTGGACAGACAATGGTATCTGTAATTCTTCACGAGATATTCCATAATATTTCTCAGATCATGAGAGAAGAGAATGCTAAGATGTCTCTGTCATTGGTTGCTACACTTAACGCAGCTGGTTCAACTGATGATCCTGAGAAGAAGAGAGTTATCATAACAAACTTCGTTGATTCAATGGATGCTACATCAGACAACAAGCTCCTTGATAAGCTTGCTAAGAAGAAGCTCGTTAAACAGCTCACAGCGCTTTCAATGGTTGAAGGTAATGAGAGTTCAGTTAAGAAGCTTGAGAAGTCTTCGAAGACCAGAGCTGAACAGGCTGATCAGTATATTGATAATCTCATCAAGGGATATCAGAAGACTGTTAAGAAGCATAGTCCTAACAATGCACCAAAGTATATTACTTGGTCTCTCATAGCTGCAGCTTCTATCATTGGTGGTATCGTAGCTGGTGGTAAGCTTGGTTTAGCCATAGCAGCTGGTGGTGGTGCAGTTGGTGTTGCTGGTATTGTAGGAACTCTCGGTGTATCTCTCTCATACATTGATGCAATGAAGAGATATGAATCTTCAAAGCTGTATGAGGAATACTACTGTGATCTTTTCGCTGGTATGTATCAGCTTCCAATCACATTCTTTGTGGGTTATTCAAAGAACAAGTACACTCCAAATGATTTCAAACCGGAGAAACTTGATCAGCTTGCTAAGCTTGAGATGGAGCTCTATAAGTCAATCTATGCATCATATCCAACGCCTCTCGAGAGAGCTCATGCAAGTACAAGAATTGCAAAGACTCTTCTTGCACAGAAGGATCTTGATCCTGAATTGAAGAAATACTGTGAGTGGATCGTTGATAACTTCTCTAACATCCACAAAACAAGTATCAACACAATCTACAATTCTTCGACATTCTCTCCTGAAGAGGCGGAGAATCTTGATAAGCATCTTACAAGTCTTATCACTAAGAATAACTTAACACTTACAGAATCATTCATTCAGTATTTCAATGCTGATGAAGTAATTATATAAGGAAGGGGTGAATTGAATGAATGAGTCAATGATACTCGAATCGATTGACAGAATCGATGAATGTGTTCAGGAATCTGCCATATCGATACTTGACAAACTCGTTCTCGAGTATGACAAGATGAGTCAGATAATGGATGCTGCATTATTCGATGAAGGTGTCGTAATGGAAGGCACTGTATGGGATACAGCAACCGGTAAAGACAAGAATGAAAGTGTGTTCTTCAAAGCACTTGCATTCCTCCCTAGACTTCTCATGGGAATCATTAAGGCTATAGCTTCAGTATTTACCAAGGACTACAAATCTGAGAATGAGAAGAATGCTAAGCTCGCTACAGCTCAGCTTGCTAAGGTAAATGATCCTTCCAAGCTTGAGATGTGTAAGAACAACGTAGCTACTATCTCAGATGGTGAGCTTGAATTCCATCCTAAGAAGAAGCAGTTCTTCCTCACAAGAGGCTTTAGGCATATCAAGAACTACATTCAGATCATCATCGGTGTAGGTCCTATACTGAAGAAACTCCGTCTTTCATTAGATGGTGCTAAGACTCCTTACTCTACACTTGCAAAAGAACTCCATGCTGTTCTTAAGGGTGAGAAAACTCTTGATGAAACAACAGCTGGATTTACTGCTGATGCGCTCCTTGAACTTGCAAATGATTCTTGGGCTGCTGCTACTGGTGTAAAGGGTATTGTAGATGAACTTCAGATGAAGCTTTCTAAGAAGATGAATGAGGACTTCGCTAACGGCAAGAACATCGAAGATCAGATTCATGCTAAGGCAATCCTTGATGGTATTACAAATGTAGCTGGTAAGATCACTAAGATTTCTATGTTTGGTAAGATCGTTCATTTCCTTGGTAAGGATCTCGGTGGTGGTTCTATCTTCATGCGTAAACTCAAGAGTGCTATGGCTTACGATAAGGAAGAAGACGTTGCACTGGCTAACGCTAAGAATGAGAAGAAAGAACTCAAGGCCCAGTATAAGGCTGAGAAGCGTGCTCGTGCTAATGCTCAGGAAGAGATGCGTCGTAAGGGTAAGAAGCGCGGTAAGGTTCTCGAACTTGATGAAGAGAATCGTAAGCTTCAGGAGAAGCTTGATAAGCAGACCGAGCTTACTAACAATACAAAGGATACTCTCAATGAGGTAAACTCTCATGGCCAGGCTGATTGGCTCCAGGAGGATAAGGATCGTAAACTCAATCACATGTATCAGAACTCTGCAGAAGTAGAAGTTCCTGATGGTGATGAAATACTTGACGAAAATTTTCTCTCACCTGAGGATCCGTTAGCTCCGGTCGAAGAATCAGAGCGTGTAAAGAATCTGAGAAGAAAGTTCAATAACTCTGTTCTTGCACGTCCTATGTTCGATAAGGATGCTCAGGAATATTGGGAGAAACATAAAGATGATCCTGATTATGATGCGTTCAATTCTTATAACTCATATAAGTTGAACAAGGATAACGAGAATAAGACACCTCTTGATGTCATATTCCCTAAGGATTGAGGAGGAGGACTCATAATGGACGATAAGGAAAAAGAAATCGTTACCGAACAGGTAGAGCTTAATCCTGAAATGGAAGAAGAGCTCTCCAATGGTAAAGGTGAAGACGAATAATAAGTAACCTGGTATCATAGCCGGGGTTTCCCGGCTATGATATACTTATGACACGGAGGTGTATTTAATGATAACTGAACAAATCTTGAAATCAATTGACAACATCAATGAAGTATCTGAAGCATCTTCTTATGCTGTACTTGAATCGATGTGCACATTGATTGAAAAAGAAATTACATTTGAAGAATTCTGCTCTCCTGAAATAATTCAGGAAGGTGAAGTTCTTGATAATGTTAAAAAGAGAGGTAAGAAAGATAAGAATCGTCTTATCACAATTCTCAAATTCATACCTCGTCTTCTTGCAGAGCTTGGTAAAGCTATCAAGAAATGGTTTTCTGATAAGAATCTTGGCGACAAGATAAAGAAAGCCGGAGAAGATCTTGCAGCTGAAGCTGACATAAAGACAAAGAAAGCTCGCGTAGCAGCTGTCAATAAAAAGAACGAGGGTAAGTTCGAGCTTTATGTTGATGCAAAAGGCAATATAAAGGTTAAACGTGATACCAAAAGCATCCTTGCTACAACAGCTTGGCTGGCTGGTACAATTGATCTTATGGTAAAGCTCTTCGAAGGTATCAAGGATGAATTCAATCTTCAGAATCCTTCAAAGATTCGTGACTTCGTTGATGAATGTGAAAAGATCATTCATATGAAGAGTGA